ACCTTAATTAAGTGTTTTACTTATTTAGAATGAATATAAATTACGTTTTTTTTTATTCAGAAAACGTAATAAACACAAGTGTTTTAAAAATAAATTAAAAATAATTGTTAAAAAGTATTGTAGTTATTAAAATAGTATTTATATTTGCATATAATTATTAACGAAAACAAAAACAAACACTATGAAAACTTTAACAACAACTTACACTTACAACACAACAAAAGGAACTAACGTAGAAACTTTTACATCAACAGGTTATATTACATTAATTCAAAACGGATTATTTAAATACGAACACCATTTTGGTAGCCATATGTTAAACTTACAAGAGCAAATGTTAGTAAAAGAATTAATAGAAAATAACATAAGCTACGAAAAGACAATATCGTAATAAAACAACAAGGGGTGCGACTTGGTAACGCACACTAATTTAAAAACTATGAAAACAGAATTTAACAAAGTAATTGATTTCTTGGAAACACAACAACAGGAAAACAAACTAAACACGAACCAACTGCATTTAATTATTCAAACCTTATGTACATTTTTAGACGATGAACAATTGCAGGAAGTAGAAAATTTATTTAACCAATTTAAAAAATAAGACTATGAAAAACTTAATTGATTACTTTACACCAACAACCGAAGAACACAAATCGTTTTTAAGGCACTTTTTAGGCACTCTAACGGCTTTTATTGTGTTGGGTGGTATGTTCTATTGTTTAATGTATTTAAAAGCGCTGTAAGATGGAAAATAGAAATTTAGAATTTTGGAATAAAGATTGAACTTGACGTTGAAATTTCGCAGAAGTGGGAAACAGAAACAGATGACAATTTACAACCGCACGTTCTTGGGGTTCGTATTTTAGAAGATTTACGCCTTGAGATGCAGGAAGCAATAAACAGCGATTTAGCACACTACAACTTTTGGGAATGGAAAACAAGCAATGACGATAGTAACTACACTTTTTATTACGAACTATGACAAGCGGAACAACTTACGAGCAATTAGATTGGTGGCAACGACAATGGCGCGGAACATTTGATTTAGGGTTATACCTTGAGATTTGCAGAATTAAAAAAAACGAACAAATAAAATATAAAGAAATGAAACGATTTAAAGCAACTTTTAAAACTTGGGCGTATGTTGGCGCACCTGTTAAGTTAGAAACACGAATAGTTGAAGCTTACGACTTCCAGCACGTTAAAAACTTAATACAAAAGAACGATGATATTATAATTGAAATTAAACAAATAGAACAATGAAACAAACAGCAGTAGAATGGTTAATAGAACAATTAGAAAACCATAACGGAGTAACAAGAACAGGTTTTGAAAAATGTATTCAAGAAGCCAAAGAAATAGAGAAGGAGCAAATGAAATACTTTATACAAGTAGGTTATTATGCACACTCACAAGGTCACAAAAAAGACGAAAAATTATATAATTATTGGATTGATAACTATAACAAATAGAAAAATGAAAACAGCACTACAGGAAGTATTTAGTGATTTAGAAAAATTGCACCCAAATTTATTTAATGTTTACACAACTGAAGGTAAATTTTTTATTAACCACTTTCACAAATATTTAGAACTTGAAAAGCAACAAATGAAAGATGCAAGTTGCCCATATGTTGGTGGTTGGGAAGAAGATGAGTTTGAATATTGGTATAATGAAAAATATAAAAAAACGGAACAATGAAACAGACAGCAGTAGAATGGTTGATAGAAGAATTAAGAGGAGCTCATGTCAAAGGAGATTTTATCTTTAATGGAGTTATAACTTCTGAATTGATTGAACAAGCCAAAGAAATGGAGAACAAAGAGATGGCGAAGCAACAAATAAAAGATGCAAGTTGCCCATACATTGGTGGTTGGGAAGATGATGAATTTGAACATTGGTATAATCAAACATTTAAAAACTCAGAACAATGATAGAACTAATAAAACAAATAATCGAACAAGACGGACTTGCACAAAAAAACCGAAAACGTGAAATAGTACACCGAAGAATTTATTTGTTCAGGAAGCTACGCGAAGACGGACACACACTTAAAGGAATTGGAAGTTTGTTTAATATGAACCACGCAACTATTCTACACGGTTTAAAAACTTACCAAGACTTAAGCGATGTAAACGACAAGTTATTTTTACACGACATAGAGTATTACAAATTGCTTTTGAGTTTAGAACGTCCAGAACTTGACTTAAGAAAAGAAATAAAAGAAGCAAAGAACTTAAAAGACTTGCGTAAAATTCAGTTGAGAATAAAGAATAAATTTTATTAACTTTAAACAAAAAAAAATGATACTAATAAAAGACGAATTTAAAAAATTAATACCGGCTTTAACAGCTGAAGAATTTAAACAACTTGAACAAAATTGTTTAGACGAAGGAATACGAGAAAAAATAATAACTTGGAACGGGTTTATAATTGACGGACACAACCGTTATGAAATTGCTACACGTTGGAATTTAGAATACGAAACTGAAGCAAAACGTTTTAAAGACGAAAACGAAGTTAAAGAATGGATGATAAACAACCAATTTGGTAGAAGAAATTTAAGTAACTACCAAAGAAGTGTTTTAGCTTTAGAACTTGAAAGTGTATTTAAAGAAAAAGCAAAAGAAAGTAAAATAGAAAAAATAACGCATTTTAGAAATACAAATGAGTTGTTGCCAATGTTGGCAAAACCTGATACACGTAAAGAAATAGCGTTAATTGCAAATGTTTCACACGGTACTTTGGACAAAGTAAAAGTAATTAAAGCCAAAGCAAGTGAAGAAATAAAAGCAAAATTAAGCACAGGAGAAGTAAGTATTAACCAAGCATACCAAGACATAAAAAAAGAAGAAAAAAAAGAAGAACAAAAAGTTAAAAAACAAGAATACGAAGTTCGAGTTGAGACAGTTACTAAAAATGAATTTAAGGTAGATATATTTAATACTGAAAATAAATTTAGAATAATATACGCAGACCCAGCTTGGAGTTATAACGATAAACAAGATACCGCACAACTTGGTGGTGCTGCTAAACATTACGACACAATGAGTGTAAGTGAAATTTGTAGTTTGCCTGTTAAAGAAATTAGTGAAAAAGATAGTGTTTTATTTTTATGGGTGACTTCACCGTTATTAGAAGATGCTTTTACTGTTATTAAAAGTTGGGGTTTTAAATACAAAACTTCTTTTGTTTGGGATAAAGTAAAACACAATATGGGACATTATAATTCAGTAAGACATGAATTTTTATTAATAGCTACAAAAGGCAGTTGTGTTCCAGATAATAAAAAACTTTATGACAGCGTACAAATAATTGAAAGAAACAATAACCACAGCGAAAAACCTATTGAATTTTTAAATATTATTGACGACATTTATACTTATGGAAACAAATTAGAAATGTTTTGTAGAAACATAAAAAAAGACAAGTGGTATGGTTGGGGAAATGAAATATAATTTATTATGACTGAAAATTATAAAGAAATGTTACAAAAAGGACTTGAATATCAAGACTTTGTAACTGATGTATTAATTAATGAACTTGGAATAGCTTTAAGTTCTTATGGTTCAACAAAATATCAATATACAAAAGGCGAAAACAAACAAGGTTTTGAAATTAAGTTTGACGACAAATATAAAGATACAGGAAATATTTATATTGAAATTGCAGAAAAAAGCAACGCAGTAAACTTAAATTTTGTTAATTCAGGTATTTTTAGAAATGATAATACTTGGCTTTATTTAATTGGAAATTACAACGAAATTTTTATTTTTTCTAAAAATCACTTAAAATTAATGTACGAAAGTAAAAAATATAAAGAAGTTGAAACTGCAACAAGTAAGGGAATTTTAATTAACAAAATAAACGCTGAAAAATATTGTATTAAAAAAATTATTATTTAGAATTAATTATTATATTTGCAACTGTACTCGTCTAACATTATAAGTACAAAAGGAATTATTACCCTTGTTTATGAAGTTGAAGTTAGACGCAACGGATTGA